TAATCACTGACGAAATAAGGGGTCTATTTTATCTGTGTAAATCTTATCTAAATCTTATATTCCCTGTCAAGTAACTTTTTTCTTTGAATAAGGTGACAGAACTTGCTTGACAAATACACCATTGGCCTAGTATTTTACTCTTAGGCCGATGTCTTCCACCGAACCTACAGCAATAGAGAATCTCAGAAAAAAAGCTATCAAATATATCTGGCATTGGCTTGGTACGCCTTATTCATGGGGAGGCCAAGATTTCTCGTCATTTGATTGCTCGGGGCTCATCCATGAAGTTTTACAATCCGTTGGGCTTGAAGAGCATAACTTTGATTCAACCGCACACGACTTATATCTAAAATTCATAGATTATAAAGTAGAAAAACCTTATGCAGGCTGCCTCGTCTTTTGGTTTAGAGATGGCAGGGCTGTTCATGTAGAGATGCTTATTGATGACTCATTGGTTATCGGTGCATCGGGCGGCGGTTCATCGGTCAAAACATTGAGAGATGCCATTAGGCAAAATGCCTTTGTCAAGATGCGGCCGCTTTATTATCGGGGTGAGAACTTTAAAATAATAGATCCATTTCTAAGTTTATTGAAATGAAAGATACAATTAAGTTTCTTTTAGAGCTGCTCAAGCTGAGCAAGAAGCTTGTATCAATCTACAGAAAAGAGAAAAATGCAAGAAAAAAGAAGAAAATCCGGAAAGCTGTTGCTAAGCGTGATATTGATGCTTTGCGTCATCTCATTCTTAGCAAGTAGCTGTCATTACGAGCCGTCACTGTATCCTATGAGGGATGTGCTGTATCCTAGTGAAGACGTGAAAATCATAGCAATCACAGATGATGGCAACATCATAGTTAACAGTGCTTTCATGCTTTGGGTAGAAGACCTGAAGCAAGAGATAATCAGACTTAGAAGAGAGTTAGAGAAATGCAAAGAGGAGGACTAATAACATGGCGTATGAACCGACGACTTTCTACGGACTTATTGGTTTAGTTGTTATTAATTTATCAGCAATTATCAATTCAGCTCTAAAAGAGAGAAAGAGAAACAGAAGCCAAAAGAAAAACGGCGCATCCATCGAAGAAGTAAAAAAGCTGACAAAAAACATTGATACAAAGGTCGATAACTTGAATATCAACATGGCTCAACTTAGTACTGAGGTTAAGGGTATCAAGAACAACTGCCGTCAAACGACAAGAAGGTTTGAGAAAAGCATCAACGAGAATCGCAGGGATATCCTTGAAGTTGTGAAGGCGGCAAAAAAGTCATAAGGGTAACTAAGAGATGCTAAAACAGCCAGAGTTTAAGAAGGTGAAATTCGGACAAATAAAGCCGTGGGAAAAGAACCCCAGAAATATTAAGAAAGAGAAACTGGAGAGACTTGCAAAGAGCATCAAAGAAAAGGGCTTGTTTCAGACCCTTACATGTTGGAAGGAAGGCTCTTTTTATATTACCGGCGGCGGCAACATGCGGTGGCAGGCGATGAAGCACATACTGAAGTGGCCTGAAGAGAGAGAGGTATGGATAAGTCTCAACTTTCCAGAGAACGAGAAAGAGAAGATTGAACTCTCTTTGCTCGATAATATGAGGTTTGGTCAATATATTGAGCAAGAATTAGCTGAACTAACTTACCCATATATTGAGGAGATTGAGCTTGAAGAGTTTGACATAGACTTGAAAGAGCCGGTTAATCTCAAGAGTATTATTGAAGACTTCGGGCCCGACTTAGACGGTGAAGAAAAAAACAGCAACGAGAACAATGAATACATAGTCTGTCCTAAGTGTGGATTCCGATGGCGAAAGAAAGATTCTATAGGGTAATATGAATGGTATTTAAAATATCCGATATGAAGGCTAGTATAAGATTTAAAATATGGGCTCTAACCTTTTGGAATAGAAAGAGAGTAATAATTTACTTAATTCTAAAACCTAGGGTAAAAATATAGACATATAGCTATATACTAAGTAAGAGGGTAATTATGACTAACAATAAGTTAAGTACAAACAAAGGTGGTAGACCATCAGTATTCAAAGAAGAGTACATAGAAGAGACTAGAAAGCTAGCAACTCTCGGTGTTAATGAAGAAGACATCGCATGGTTCTTTCACATTCACCCCAACACGTTCAAGAACTGGAAGAAAAAACACCCTCAGTTATTAGCTGCGTTAAAAAAGGGCAAAGCAGACAGAAACGTCAGTCTTATGAAGGCGATGTTTGAGAATGCTACGAAAAGGCATAATGCATCAGTCCAGATATTCTTGGCAAAGAACTGGCTTGGTATGACTGACCGTCAAGAGTTGCTACATACTGGAGATGAGAAAAAGCCTGTCAGGTTGATACTTGAGGACTATAAAAATAACAATAACAACAATGCAAACTCAAAGAGCTAGGTATAAAGAAGTCCACCTGCTTCCCCATCAAGCAGCAGCCTTGAGAAGCAAGAGCAGGTTCATCGGTTTAATAGGTGGTACTGGTGGTGGTAAGAGTTGGACCATACCATGGTGGCTGTTTGCTGAGATAGAGAAGTATCCGAGAGATGAATATATTGTCGCAGCTCCCACGTATAAGTTGCTCACTAGGGCAACCTTGCCTATAATCAGAGATGCATACAGAGGCACAGATTTAGAGGGAGAATATAAACCAAGCTATAATGTTTATCTACTACCGACAGGTGGGAAGATATGGTTCGGTACTGCCGATAGGCCAGAATCACTAGAGGCTGGACAATACAGAGCAGCATGTCTTGATGAAGCCGGCCAGATGAAATACATGGCTTGGGTAGCAATCCAGGCACGTCTTGGCATGAAGGAAGGCAGGGCTCTTCTCACAACGACACCATACGGCTTGAATTGGCTCTACCATGAGTTTTATTTACGCTGGAAGAAAGGCGATCAGAATTATGATGTGATAAACTTCAGCTCAATAGACAATCCATATTATCCAGCAAGAGAATTTGAGAGGGCGGCAAGAGACCTGTCGGAAAGCCTGTTTGCTATGAGGTACAAAGGTCAGTTCAGAAAGATGGAAGGGCTTGTTTATCCAGACTTTGACTCAAATAACATTGCTGAAGAAGAGTTTGAGATACCAGATGATTGGCTCAGGCTCGGTGGTACTGACTTTGGCTTCAACAATCCTCATGCTAATCTGAAGGGTGCTCTCTCTCCAGATGATATACTCTACATCTATGATGAGCTATATGTCTCTCATACGTTACTCAAAGACATTTCAAAACACATGAAGGACATTACTTACTTTGGTGATCCAAGTGGAAAGAGGGAGATTGAGGAGCTTGTAGATATGGGAGTAAATATTCACAGCGGCGATAATGATATCCAGAAAGGCATTGAAGCTGTCAATGCAAGAATAAGAACAAACAGATTGAAAGTGTTTAAGAGTAAGTGTCCGAATCTGCTGGATGAGATTGAGACATATCATTATCAGACCGGCACAGAGAAGCCGTACAAAGAGAATGACCATGCTGTTGATGCATTAAGGCAGCTTGTTCTTGCTCTTGACAAAGAGCAGTTTGAGCAAAAGAAAAAGGAGGTGACACATGTCAGAAAAGGCAAAGTCTACTGTCCGTGGTGAGAAGAAGGTTGGTAAAGTCTACTACCTAAAGACAAGCAAAGGGTTATTCCCACTCTCTGTACTACAGAAAGCTGAACGCCGGTCATCAAAGCAGTTAAAAGAAGAAGCAAGGTTTCTTTCAGAGAAGGGCCTGAAGCCACTGCCGTTTGATGTGAATGGGCTTTTAGCGCTACAAGAGAACTGTTCTTATTTTGACTCCTGTGTCAGACAGATTGCAAAAGATGTTGTCGGCCCCGGCTGGACTCTTACTGAGGCAAGTGAAGAAGTGAATGAGAAAGAGGTTGAAGAACAGAAAAAGAAAGCAAGAGAGTTTCTTGAAGACCCGAACGAAGAGCAGGAAGAAGCGATTGAAGACATTATTGAAAAGTGCATTATTGACTGGGGGGTGGTTGGCTGGTTTGCAATAGAGGTGAGCAGAGATCCTGCGTCAAAAGAAGTCAATGGACTCTGGCATATACCAGCGCATACTATCAGAGTACACAAAAGCAAAGAGCTGTTCTGTCAGGTAAGGAATAATAAATATCGCTGGTTCAAGCAAATCGGTTTAGAGAAGAACTTTGATGCTGACACAGGCAATGAAGTCTCGGCAAAAGCAGGCAATTTTGCTAATGAGATAATCTTTTACAAAAACTACTATCCACGAAGCTCTTATTACGGCGCACCTAACATACTCGGTGCAGTTGGAGCAGCTAGGGGGCTGATAAGCATCCGAGACTACAATCTTTCTTTCTTTGACAACTATGGTGTTCCTGCTGCTTTGGTGATGCTTGAAGGTGACTGGGAAGAAAATTCAATGAAGTATATCAACGATTTTCTTGATGTAGAAATTAAAGGCTCGAGCAATGCCCATAAGACTCTTGTACTTGAGCTGCCATCTGGTGGCTCACTGACCTGGAAGCCGCTCTCAGTTGATGTGAAAGAGAGTTCATTCAATCTGTATTACAAGCAGTCAAGGGATGAGGTTTTGAGCTCCTATAAGATGCCAATATATCGTATCGGAATTTCAGAAACTGGAAGCCTGGGTGGCTCAACAGCAAAGGAATCAACGACTATTTATCTCAATTCTACAATTGCACCACTGCAAAAAGCTGTGAATAGAATATTGACTAAGAGCATTCTGCATAATGGTCTTAACTGTGAGCATATCAATTTTCAGTTCAACAAGATTGATACAAGAGACCTGGATTCAGAGGTGAAGCGCTGGCAAACTCTTTTCAGTCTTGGTGCTATTAATGCAAACTATATCAGGGACAAATTGAATCTTGAGAAGGTAGATCATGGCGACGATTATTATATCGCAGCTACATATTTGCCTGTTGGTGAAGAGAGTATAACAAGAAGAGAAGCATCGATTGAGGAATTAAATATGAAAGTAAATGAGATAATTGAGGAATATAAAAAAAGCAAAGGAGAGTAACATGCCATTAGTAATTTATTTTAGAGAGCCAAACATTTCATTGATTGTCAAAGGTGAGCTTGACTCAAAGAGAAAGAAAGCTATTAGCCAAGCACTCGGTCAAACGCTGGAATTTGATAGCATCGAGGGAAATCACAAGATACTTATACCTGTGAGTAACGACAAAAACATAACCTATATCAGCACAATGACCGATGAAGAATTTGAAGACTTGAAGAGACAGAGAGAGGCACAGAGAGCAAGAAAGGCAAGCATCATTGAGAGGCCTCAGATGGTTATTCCGACGACAAAGAAGAGGCATTAAAAGATGCAGGTTTTAGAGGAACTAAGAGACTCAATGAAAGATGTAGTGCAGAAATCTATTAAGAGAACATATACAAACACCAAACGACTTAGAAGATTGAATGAGAGGAAGCTCACGCCGAAAGTTAATGAGTTCATGAGATACATGAGAAAGCAGTTGCAAAAAGGTTTGATAAGAGTGAAGGCAAGAAAGCCAGAGACGTTCACAGAGCAGCTTGCTGACTGGGATGCTATCATAGAAGAAGGTAAAAGAATCTTGAAACCAGAACTGTTGAAGATTCTAGCTGAAGGCGGCAAAGCAGTGGTTGAAAGAAAAATAATCAAACAAGAACTAGAGCCACGTTTCGACATCCTCGGCGTTCCAGCAGTCAAATGGGCTGAGAAGCATACAGCGAAGCTTGTGACTGAGGTGATTGAAGAGACGAAGCAGGCAATAAGACAGGAAGTCAAGGTAGGCATTGACTACGGCAAGAGCATCCAAAAGATTGCAAAAGAGCTGCGGCCTATAGTCGGGCTCACGTCACGTCAGGCTGGGGCTGTGGCAAAATACAGGCTATTGCTAGAAGAGCAAGCGCTGCCACAGCAGAAAATTGCCTCATTAACAGAGAGGTATGCCAATAAATTGCATAGATATCGAACTCAATTGATTGCAAAGACTGAAACCCGTCGAGCTCTTCATGAAGGAGTTTTTCAAGGCTATGAACAAATAGGAATAAAGAAATTAGAAGGCGTTTCAAGCCCAGATTCTTGTGAGTGGTGTATGGAAAATATAAATGGCCGGGTGGTAAGTATCGACATGGCTAGGTCGATAGATGCAGAAGCTCACCCGGGGTGTGAGTGTACGTTTGTTGCAGCGTCATAATGAATAAAAATGGAGATAGCCAAGAAGCTGTGTCCGAGATGCGGAAATAAAATGATAATACTATCGGCATGCTGTGCAATAAGACGCAGGGGATTTAAGAAGATGCTCAAATGTCCACGCTCAGGATGCGGGCATAAGCAGGGCTATAGGGAGATTAAACAATGAGAATAGAAGAAATAACAGCGAATAAATTGAAAGAAGCACCGGATAAAGAACTATACAGCCTGAGACTAAGGTTTGTACAGTTGTACAATAAGAACTTCAAGGGTAACAGAAATACAAGAGTAGGCACTTTGAGCCGCAGCGATTTTCTGCAAAAGTACAGGTTATTGGTGAGAGAGATGAAAGACAGAGGCTTAACTCATGCGAAAGTCACTGATATTGATGTCGAGGTATTCAGAAAAGCAATGTTTGGCGGGCTTGATGTTGGCACTCTTGGTGATGTTGTCGTTGTAGAGAACTATCTCTCAATAGCCGGTTCATTTGTTAAGTCTCCAACTGAAGCACAAGATATTGATATCATAATCAGAGACAGCACTTCAAACAGGGATGAAGGACTTGAACTCAAGGTTGGCAGGCTCTTAGAGAAAGAGACAAAGAAGCTGCCTCATTTTGTCTATTCACCAAGAGGACCGCATAGCTCTTATATACCGCTTTTTGACTTGGTATTGAGAAGCAAAGCTGAGACAAAGAGGGTGAAAGTCAAAGAAAGCAAGAAAGTAGAGAAGCAATCAGCTGAATACTTCGCTGCACTTGATAACTGGGATGAAGCTCTGCTCTTTGATAACTATGAAGTTGCGAAACGACTTGTTGACGGCTCGGTTCTTGACTTAGGCTGCGGCACAGGAAGGTTATTGAAGCTACTAGAGCAGTCGGGTAGAAAGGTGAGTGGTATTGACAATAGTGATGAGGCATTAGGATTCTGCAAGAAGAAGTCTCTAGATGTTATCAAGCTAAACTTAGAAAGTGAGAAGCTGCCGTTTGATGATGAGAGTTGGGACAATGTCATCGCTGTTCATTCTCTTGAACACATCAAAAACACAGACAATGCAATTAGTGAAGCTGTGAGAGTAGCAAAGAAAAAAGTTATCTTTCTCGTACCGCTCGGTAAGCGACAAGACGTCTCTCATGCTCATGTATTCAAGAAGATGGATGACTTCAAAAAGCTGTTCAAAGACGATGGCTTTTCTTTCACTCATTTAAAAGACACAAACACAGCAATAGCCGAGCTGGATAAAGAGAAATTACAGAAAGCAGCACTCACACCGATGGGAAGCTTTGATCCACCAAAGCCCACGATGTCGGGGCTCACCGAAGCCTTCTCAGTTGAAGAAATCTGGAACTGGGCTAAGGATAGAGAATTGGTTGCTGAGCCGAAGCTAAACGGTTTTAGGGTTGTGCTCTGCAAACGGGATGACAGAGTAAGAATACTTACGGAAGCAAAGAAAGACAGGTCAAAAAGCTTTCCTGATATCGTTGGGCAATTGAAAAAAATAAAAGACGACTTCATTCTTGATAGCTCGATGGGTATAGAAAGAGACGGGAAACCACTGCCAAGAATTAAGCTGATGACGTTGACGTCAGAAAAGCCAGAGCTTGAAGAGAATGACGTTGTTGTATTCACTGTATTCGATTTACCCTATCTAAATGAAGATTTGCATGAGAAGCCATTTATAGAGAGACGGAAAAAGCTAGAATCTTTCTATAATAAACATCTGAAGAAGTCAAAGAACTTTGACATCACAGAATATAAAAGAGTGAAAGATAGGGCAGAGCTGGAAGCTGCTTTTAGAAAGTTTGCCAAGTATCCTCAATCAGAAGGCATTGTCATCAAAGACGTCAATAGCACCTGGTCTACTACTGGCAGAGAGTCTGGTTGGGCTAAGCTCAAGGTAGAAGCAGAGATTAAGGCCATTGTGCTGAAAGTACATAAAGTCAAGAGCGGCTATAACTATCACTGTGGTGTATTGAAGGGTGACTCAGATTTTAAGAATATTGTTAGAGTTGGTGACATGGAAATCGTAGAGCTCGGTAAGACTTACAACACAAAACTCAAAGCAAAGGTCGGTGATATCCTCACGGTTGCAGTTGAGGAGATAATCCCTAATGATGAACTCTCATGGCTTGGTGCTAGAGTGATTGACATTGATCCAGAGAGAAAAGAGCCGTACTTTGCTAATCAGGTCATCACCATAGCAAGAAATGCGAATATATTACAAAAAGGAGAGTTTATCTGTGAATGTATAGAGTGCGGTCATATAGAAGAGACTGACACTCATTGCAAAGAGCTTAAATGTCCTAAATGCGGTGGCCAGATGCGTCGGAAAGAGAGACCCGGCCCCGGACAGCCAGCAGCTAAAGCAGATGATGAAGGCACAGTCGGTCAGTATGGCAAC